CGGGCAAGCTGCACACCGAGAGGTTCTTCATCAAGCCCGCCGAGCCGCAGGACAAGGTGGTCGAGTCGATCGGGCGGATTCGGGCCTTCGTCACCGACGTGGGCATGGATTCGAGCGGCAAGCTCGGCGACATCGTGCGCAATCTGAAGGGTCACACCTTCAAGGCGCAGATCACCAAGCAGAAGGACAAGCAGGATCCGAGTCGAGAATACGCGCGACTCAAGCTGGAACCCAAGAAGCGCTGATCGACTCGCGACGATGATGCGCTGGCGCGCGCACGGCTACGTTAAGGACGAAGCACGGCGTGGATTTTGTTCGACAACCTGGGCGGGGGAAACTCCGCCCCTTTTTAGAGTCCAGCTTGGTGCTGGGTTCTAGTGAGGACAACAGATGTCGATATGGTATAAGTATTCTTATATCTGGATCACAGCGGTGCTCTTTGGAGTCTCGTTCGCGATCCAATGGTGGACTCATGATGGCGACACCATGAAGTTCCTCAATGCCGTGGCCGAGAACTGGCAGTCTGAATTCCTCCAGTTGATTTGGCAGGTGCTCGGACTCAAGTGGTTCCTGTGCTGGGGTTCGCCGGCCAGTCGCGACTCAGACGACGAGATGATGCAGCTGGTCAAGCAGATTCATGGAAGGATTATTGACGATGGCAAGTGATGACTCCGTGCCGACACTGGATTTCCCGGCCGCCCCAATGGGGGCCATGCCACTGAATCCGGTCGCGCCCGACCCCAGCAAACCGTTGGTGCGGCGGACTCGCGATCTGATTCGCGAGTTCAGCCGGGCGTTTGGTCGGCCGGTTCATGCGAAGCCGGTGTTTCTGACGATCACCGAACGCGAGTTGCTCGGCAAGCTCATTATGGAGGAGTGCGCGGAGTATTGTATCAAAGGTCTCGGACTCCGAATTGGGATGCAAATCAACGAGAGTGGCCGTCCGGCTTGGATTGACCAACCAGCGAAGTTGCGTCTTGAACTCAACGAGGGCCACCTTTACGATCCGATCGAGTCGGCCGACGGACTCGCCGACATGAACGTCGTGATTCATTTCAACGCCAACTGGCACGGCTTCGACCTCGACGCTGTGACGGCGGAAGTGCATGAGTCCAACATGAGCAAGCTGGACGGCGACGGCAAACCCATCATCAACGAGTGCCAGGATGAGGGTTGCCCGCATCACGGCACCATGCACGAGTGCGATGCCCGACAAGATTTGACCAAGCCCGCCGGCAAAATCCTCAAGGGTCCTGGATTCCGCAAGCCCAACATCGCTGCCGTCATCGGAATCAAAATCTGTGGCTGCGGCGCTCCGATCTTCTACGGTCGCGAGGAGGACTGAATCATGGGTATGGGATGTCGAATCCGGGGATGCAATGCTCGTGCCACGCGGTATATGGCACCCCATATCCGTATGATTCCGGTCAGTCGCAACCCAATTGTGGACTTGACGGACCTCAATGAGTCAAGAGCGCACGCTTATTGCAAGCCGCACTTCGACTACATCAAGCGGAGATTCGGCGCGTGAAAGTCACGATGATCGTCGGGATGCCGGGAGTCGGCAAGTCCACCGTCATGAAACGGTTCATGGCTCGTGTGGGCGAGTGGAAGTTTGAGTCACCTAAATGGGTGCCACACCACGTTCATACATGCGAGGGTGATATCGTCGGTGTGCTCGGGCGCTACGACGATCTGACTCACGAGTTCCCAGGCACCGACCGCATGAGCATGGCATGTCAGCCGCATGTCGTCGATTTCATTCTGAAGGCTCGCAACCTCGGTTGGCGGTCGATATTTTTTGAGGGTGATCGACTCGGCAATGACAAGATGATTAAGTCGATGCAGTATATCGTCAACGATTTTCTTGTTATGCATATCAAATCGACTCGCAATTTTGAGCGCGCATCACAAACTGATACGTTTCGTCAGAGTCGTGCGACGAAATTGCGTAATATGTTCGCGTCGCACGGCCGATTGAGCCGCGCCGCAGGTCCAGCACCCAAGGTCGTTTTCAACAACGGTGTGAACGACCTCGACGAAATCGCTAACTGGTTGATCGAGAATCGGCTATGAGCGGTCGAATCCTCTATATCACCGACAAGTTTGGAGTCAGCGATGGCTACAAACCGGCGTTCGAGCGGATGCTTAACAAGGCAGGGATTCGTCGGGAGTGGGTGATCCTCGCCAATATCTACAATCTCGTTCAGAGTCCACTCAAGAAATACGGCAACGAAAACACATGGAAGTTCGACGATGAGAAACTTGATCGAATCAGTGCGGCATTCCGTTCTCGGCTTACTGCTCTACGCCCTACGCTCGTGGTCGTCAGCGATCCTGCTGTGCTTGGTGTCTTGGCTAATGGTGATCGCCGTCTTGCTACTCTAGAGAAAATGCGAGGTGGAGTCTACGAGTTCGAAGGCTATCGCTGTATTGTGACGTATCCGGTCACAGCGATTCATCAGCGAGTTGATACTCGACTCCTCGTCAACGACGATACCGGCGAGGAGGATAAACAAGAACCCTATCAAGTCAAGGACGGCGCGCAAATCCTACAATGGGATTGGCAGAAGATCGGTCGATTCTATCATGGCAAGCAGCGCAAGCTTCCTGAGTTCAAGTATTCCGTCTGTCGGAGTCTGGATGACCTATACGCGGCTCGCAAGTATTTGCTTGAGTGCGTCATTCTGAGCACAGACGTTGAGACTGGACTCTACCCGCCCACAATCACCTGCGTTGGCTATACCGGGATGCTTCGGAATGGCGCGATGCACACGTTTGTGATTCCGTTTCACGATCCATCAGCCCAGTCACAATGCTTTTGGCCCACCGAAGACGAGCATATGATTGCGTGGGCGATCGTCAGGGAGATCAATGAGTCGCCCGTTATCAAGACGATGCAGAACGGGGCGTATGATTGCAGCTACTTCATCCGCGATCAGGTGCCGACACGCAACTACCTGCTCGACTCACAATATATGTGGTGGTCCCTGTATATGGAGCTGCCCAAGCGACTCGACTTCATCACGTCCGTTCTGTGCGATAACTATCAATACTGGAAGGATGACATCAAGGGCGAGGAAAACGAGTCCATCGACAGCAATATCGAAAGCTACTGGCGATACAACGCACTGGACTGTTACTCGACTCTATGCGACACGCTGTATCTCACAAAGTTGATGAGTGGCAACAAAGCCATGCAGTTCAACTTCAACGATGCTATGCTCAGAACCTATAGCGGGTTGGGCATGTCGATGCGTGGAGTCAAGGTGGACTGGGAACGCCGCGACTATCATCGCAAGAATCTCGAACGCGAAATGGACGAGAAGAATCGACAAGTTCAGTGGATGCTGGACGATCCGGAGTTTAATGTTTCGTCGTCGCAGCAAAAACAGAGTCTGTTATATGACCTCTTCGGACTCAGAGAACGAACGGCTAAAGGTCGATTCGTGGATCCAAACAAACCGAAGCGCGGACTCAATGCGCCAAGCGGTGGAAAGATTCCTCTTAAACTTGCGAAGTCAGAGCACCCTCTATTCCGATATATTATCGAGACGATCGAGGATGCTCTTGAGCCTCGCGTTCAGCTTTCAAATATCTTCGGATACACCGACTCAAGCAAACCTTACGGAGTGCGTGGCGGACTATTCATGCCTACTGGCAGATTTAGAACCGCCCTCAATTCGTGCGGCACTGAAACTACTCGATTCAGTTCGAAGAAGTCGAACTTTTGGGACGGTGGTAACGCTCAAAATATCCGCGGTGATTACAAAGACTGGCTCATAGCCGACGAGAATCACGTCATCCTCGATGTGGACTACTCGCAATCGGATGATGTGTTCATCGCGTTTGAGTCACAGGACCCGGACAAGATCAAAGTCATCGAGGACGGACTCGACGCTCACGCATACAACGGCGAACTATTCTTCAATATCCCCTACGACAAGATCGTTGAGGGCAAGCGCAACAAAGAAGAATGGTGTGTCCACCCAATTAAGGGAGTCAGGCAGAACAGCAAGCGAGCCGGCCATGGAGCCAACTTCCAGATGGCTGGACTCACACTTTATGTGACAATGGGTCGCGAGGCTGTCGTGGCTTGTGCCGAAGTCCTAGGGTTTGCTGACGCTGGACTCTGGGATCAGGATCGCCTCGTGAATCTGTGCGCGCAACTAATGGCTAAGTATCGCAGGCGTTACAAACGACTCAACAAGAACGAGTGGTATAAGGAAATCTACAATCAACTCAAGACAACTGGCGCTATCACTAACGCGTTCGGAATCACACGCAACTTCATCGGCAACCCCGACGACAATGCCACGCAGCGTGAAGCCACCGCCTTTTATGGGCAGTCCGGCACCGCAGGCAATATGAATCGCGTGATGTATGAGATTGACCACGGATGGATTCCACCTGTGTTTCGTGATGCGCCAAATCCAGAGGCTAAGGTTCGGCCTTTGAAGATGGACTGGGAGTCACACGGCTTCAGCTTCCATCTTCAAGTGCATGATAACTTCATGAGTCAACTGAACCTAGGCCATTCCAAATGGCGCGAGGCCGCCCATAACCTATTGCAAGTAATGAATCGTCCTGTCATTATTCACGGGCGCACGGTTCGAGTTCTTGCCGAGGCGGAATTGGGAATCCGATGGGGGAAGAAAATGCTCCCATGGGACGGTCGAGACCCCCGCGACATCGAGGGAATCGTTGCGAAACTCAAGTCAATGGAAAGGATACATACACATGGGTAACGTGACTCAGGGCCTCCAGACGCTCGGCAACTACGGCGCGGCGGCAAACGATGCGGCCGCCGTTCAGATTCTCATCAACCTCATCCCGAATCCGGACGCCCCTCACGGCACCGGGGCGGCCGCCGGCGGTGGCAAGGGCGCGGGATTCCTCGATGAGATGTCGCCGGGCGCCGCGGCTCAGCTGCGTGCCGAATTGACGGCACTCCAGAACGCCGTGGACAACACCAACACCTTGTAATTCAGGGGGCTGAGCCTCTGAATCGTGCCGGGAGCAACGTGGTCAACTGCTCCCGGCACGCCAATTATCTGAATCAGCGGAGAGTTCTTGTGAAGATCATCGCGTTCAATGGTCCGCCGCGTTGCGGGAAAGATACGACGTCGAATCTGCTGGCTGACTACATTAAGAATCGAAGTGAGCGGCTTCTGTTTCGGCGGGCATTGTCGATGCCACTTCGACTCATGGTGTTCGGCGCTATCCAGCAGCAGTATAGCGAGCAGGAATACGAACGACTCAAGGATCAGGTGATCCCTGCACTCGGCGTTACCATGCGCCAGTTCCAGATCGACATCAGCGAGAAGCTGATGAAGCCAGTTTATCGCAGCGACATCATGCCCCTGTTGATGATTCAGTCGGTTCCGTCCGACGCCCGAGCATTCGATCCGCTTGTCATCGTCAGCGATCTGGGCTTCCCGATCGAGGTGTCGAGTCTGGCGTTGCATGTCGGCGTCGAGAATCTGGCTATTGTGCGGGTGCATCGCGAAGGCAGCAACTTCAACAACGACTCACGTCGATACGTCGAGTCCATCCCTGAACGAACCTTCGATATCGACAACAACGACGACTTGGAGCGGTTAAACCACTCGGTCATTGAGCTTGCCGAAGGGCTGAACCGGCACTGGAACATCTGAGTCGGTAGGGGATCAGGGGTGACTAAGGCAGTATTCGAGACCGAATACCTGAACAACTATCTGGCAATGGTGGAGGATACTGAGTCACCCCGAGTCTTTCATATCTGGAGCGCGATATGGGCTGCATCAACGGCGTTGGGACGGCGGTGTTGGCTTCCGTTCGGGA